CAATGAAAGTTCCGTCCACTGGTCAGGGATATGAATACATTGGATGCCATCAAGTTGGTAAAAATCCATTGGAAGATGGATCAGTTGCTATGGGGCCTTTTGGTTTAGACCCTGTTGTAACTTTAAATACTGTTTGGTTCAAACAGCTTAGTAGTGATGGTACTTTATCTAAAATTAAACGTATTCCATGAAAATCTATATTAGATGAACGTAAGTAAAGGTCTACAATGGAAATTACGATGACAAAATTTGATCATAATGATTCTTTTACATTGCCGGATATTAAAGCAACGAATAATGATGGTATTCGTTTATATGAAACACCAGAAGGTAATAAGTATCCATCTATAACAACTGTTCTATCAGTCCGTAACAAGAAAGGACTGTTTGAGTGGCGTAAGCGTGTTGGTAATGATGTTGCAAATCATATAGCAAGAACTGCATCTGCCCGTGGTACTAAGGTTCATCATATGTGTGAGGACTATCTTAATAACGTACATATTAACTGGCCAAAAAAGTGGAAAGAACATGAGAATAATTTTCTTCCATTTTGTTTGTTTAATCAACTCAAAGAAAAGGTACTTTGTAATATAAATAACATATATGCCCAAGAATGTGGTCTGTATAGTGATAAATATAAAGTTGCTGGTAGAGTTGATTGTATTGCAAATTACAAAGGTAAGTTGTCAATTATCGACTTTAAGACCTCAACAAGAGAGAGAAATGAAAAATATAATGAGAACTATTATATTCAAGGTTCAGCATATGCAGAAATGTTCGGAGAGAGGACAGGAATTATCATTGATCAAGTAGTTATTCTTGTTGTTACAGAAGACGGAACGGTTCAAGAATTTATAAAAGAGAAATATGAATATCTACCTCTTCTCACAGAGGCCATAAAGGAATGGAATGCCGCTGATAAAAATCGTCAACCCGATTGGCGGCGATAATTAGGAGAATAAAAAATGAAATATCTACGTACAGCTATCGTGCTGAGTTGGGTGTTTCTTATAGTGCTGGTGTCCACAGCAGCTTTAGCAGATAGCACTAATAAGTCATACTCAAAACCTACAGTGTGGAATCTTGGCACACCTATATTAATTGCTAATATTTGCAAAGATGAGGAGACAATTCTACGAATTGTCGCAGCAGATACAGTATCAGAAGAAGAAGTATTGGGTCAGCTACGTGATTTTCATCTATCGGGAATGTGCGTAAGGTTTCCAACGCCGCTATTGTTTATGGTTACTCACTCATTAATTCAATATGCAGATTTTAATGGAGTTGAATCTGTAGTACTTGGAGTTAGTGGTAAAGAAAATAATTTTCTAGGATGGGTTCTTGCCGGTGGTGTGTTTAGCAAAGAATTAAATAAACCTACTAAGGGAATTACTATTTGAATTTTAATTTTATAAATCGTGATAAACTATACAAAACTTTAGAGCCAAATGATAATTTAAAAATTACAAAAAATGAAATTGGTGACTTAAAGTATTATTCTATTGATGATTTTCTGAAAAATCCCTTAGACACAATATCAATTTTAAGAGAATGGCCAGCATTGGATGGTCATGTATATACTCCTGGCGCACGACAGAATTTTACTCCTATGGATTTAGTTCCTATATTAAAAAAATATCAATCCCTTTTTCCTCAATTAGGAGTAAACGTTGATGTGACTAAATCATTAAGCACTTCTTTGATATTATCAAAGAATATGCAAGTCTGGAAAAATTCATGGATGCCCCATGTTGACAATCTTAAAATAGTTTGTAATATATGGCTGTGTGACTATGTTGGAGGCACAGCATTTTACAGATACAAAGGGCATTATAATAATGATAATTTAATCTTACCAAAAAGTAAAGTTGGTGGAATAGTTATGAGCAAGCTTAAAAAAAGTATTATTGTTCCTTGGCAAAATTTTGAGGGAGATGAAGATTGGGAATTATATCATATTGCACCAAGCACATTTAACACCTTGATAATTTATGAGGGAAAAAATTTTCATGGAACATATGCTGAATTTGATGAAAGATATAGATATTCTATTCAAAGTTTTATTCCATTTGGGTCTTGACAAATGATTCCTCACATGGTATAAATAGAGTACAATTTGATGATACGAATTGAGAACTGAACTGGACTTGGGGGCAGTACCCAACGCCTCCACCAAAAGGAGACTAGTATGCCAAAAGTAATGATAGGGGATTCTGATGAAGACCCCCTTAGTACGAGAGGTTAGTAAGTGGATGTTTAAAGCATATATCGTTTGGAGTATATGTGCTGACATTACCCTACTAGCGGGTTTAATATACCTAGTCTTTTTTTGATGGGGGCGAAACAGGATCGACAGGCAGGGACGGATGAGTGGAGAATTGTCGGATGACTGCGTTATTGGTCAAATTAGTAAATGCAAACGATAATATTGCATATGGGGATTACGCACTAGCTGCGTAATCTTTCGGGGTTCGGTGGGTTCCTTGCAACAGAATACCCACCACTTTATTATAATGAGGATTGGTTATGTACGAGAGACAAGTTATTATCGCAGATGTTGAACTGCCAATAGAAGAATTACATTTAACATATTTGATGCATAAGCTTAGAAATGATTATGGATTTTTAGAATCCTCAAGAAACAATGTTCCCGTAAGTGGTTATCAAGAAATTATGCCACTGTATACATATCCATGCTATGAATATCTTCGCAGTATGAATTGGGAAAATTCTAATGTTTTTGAGTTTGGTTGTGGCTATAGCACCGTTTGGTGGGATAACATGAAGTGTAATATGTATGGTGTTGAAAAGAATAAAGAGTGGGCAGACAAAGTAAATCCTGACAATAAACACAAAATTTGTGTTGAGGAAGATCAGAGCTTGTACACAAAATCTATCTATAAGTACAAAATGAATTTTGATGTGATTATTATTGATGGTCATTTCCGTACCAAGTGCGTATTACCCTCTTTAAAAAGTCTTGCAGATGGCGGCATGATTATACTAGATAATTGTGATAACAATCCACGGGCAAAAGAGCTCTTGGATAAATCAGATTTACTGCCAATTCACTTTCATGGCTTCAAGCCAATACATGTAGATACTGAAACCACTTCTTGCTACATTCATAAAAACTTTTCTAAGAAACCTAGAAATATTATACCAATGGGTGGAACTCTCCGTGTTGAGTAATAATATTGAAAAAAGGTGTTGACAAATAGATATTACTATGTTATACTTTGTTATAATACGAATTTAAGTGACGGCAACCTATTGCTATATCGACACTTAATGAGTTTGGTAGTTCTCTTTATAGGACTAAAAACTACCATTTAAAAGTTGGAATGTTTCCAACTTATTTGTAATGTTAAGGAAAACATTTAAATGACTACTACCACTACCCAGGCAGCTAAGGTTGCCACCGCACTTGAAAATGGTGCAGAACTAACCGCTAAACAGATTACATCACGTTATGGTGTTAAGAATGTTCGTGCTGTTATTAGTAAACTTCGTTCAGAAGGGTTTTCAATCTATCTGAACAAGCGTGTATCGTCTTTTGACGGTGAATCATATATGAAGTATATGGTTGGTACACCAACACGAGCAGTTGTTGCTGCTGGTTATGCAGCACTACGCACAGCGTAATGTTTAATGTGTGGTGACATAATACACCCGTGGGGGGTCATGGTTAGCCCCCCAACTTTTAAAGGAATAAAAAATGGCATACAGTAATAAGTTATTAGATCACTATGAAAATCCACGTAATGTTGGGTCTTTAGATAAGAATGAAGATAACGTAGGTACTGGCCTAGTTGGTGCGCCTGCTTGCGGTGACGTTATGAAACTACAAATCCAAGTTGATGATGGTGGAGTAATTGAAGATGCATGTTTTAAGACCTTTGGTTGTGGCTCAGCTATTGCAAGCTCAAGTCTAGTTACCGAATGGATTAAAGGCAAAACATTGGAAGAAGCCAATGGGATTAAAAATACAGATATTGCTAAAGAATTAGCACTGCCTCCAGTTAAGATACATTGCAGTATCCTAGCAGAAGACGCAATCAAAGCAGCAGTTGCTGATTATAAAACTAAAAGAAGTGAATTGAACAAATAGGATTATTGATGAATACGACTAAAACATTCTCTCTTAAAATAGAGGGGATTGCACAAGAAAAAAGAATTACACATATGGAAGCAGTGCTTTGGTATTGTAAAAAAGAAGGTATCGAACCAGACACAGTAGGTAATTTGATATCTAAAGCTCTTAAACAGAAGATCGAAGCAAATGCAAGAGATTTGAATTTTCTTCCTCGACACGCACAACTACCAGTATAAGGAATATATTATGGGAACAATATTAGTAATAGCACTTTTTAGTGGACTATTTGTAGCAGACAATAAAGAGTTTTTTGATAAAGTTGAAAAAGACATAGAAGCAGGATACACATGGCATCGTGTAGGTCCAGTAGATGCTGACCCAAATTCACTTTCAATCTCAATGGAATCTGAGGGATACAATCCTCAAATCATATGGAAATTAAAAAAGGATTAAAGGAAGGTTTGGTAAAGGGAGCGATTGTTCTCTTTCCAACCTACCTTACAGCATTTCTAACTGATAAGATGATATATGTTATTCCTATGCTTGCAGCTGCCAGTTTCATTGCAGCAAGTATCGGTGATAGCAAAAATGAACATAGAGTAGAAGAAGACGGTTTTAAAAAAGACGATGCAAGCAGTTGATACCTATCTAATGTATTGTGCTTTGAAAGCTCACTTCAAAGGTAATTATGATTACCACAGATTTAGCGGTAAAACGAAAGTTTCTAGAGATTCATTCTGGAAACGGAAAGACCGCATTTTCTTTGTCAAAACTGCTACTAGGTATAATGATAAAGAACTCCTTAACTATTTTGTATCAAACTTTATTAAAGAACGTGAAGGATACATTGCAAACTTTAGCACTAAAAATTATGAAGAATGGATGCAACGAAAGAAGATGTTCTATGAACTCTTCTCTCAAGAGCTGCAGCCATTTGTTAAGAATTTTGAACCTCTTTTTAAATGTACAGATGAACAACATCCTACATTGTTAAAAGAATATTTGGGTAAAAGAGTC